CGAAAACAATCCCTGTCCATCCTAAAATAGACAGGGAAGTTAAGCACATCACTAAATTTTTTCTTAACCATCTCTCGATAATCTTTGTCAGTACACCCTGATCTATGACCAGGAAACTGACCAGTCTCATAAAAATCTAAGGTTAGAACTTGTTCTCTAACCTTATCAGGATTGTCTAAAAAATTATCAAGAATAATAGTATCAATCTTCATTACTATCTAAGTCACCACCATATTCATCAAGTAATTGTTTGACTCTAGTCTCAGTACCCTCCATAGTTTTAACTTGATAGAGGGGTGACTTCATATACTTCTTAATCTTTTTATAGTCCTTCATAAGTTTTTGGACTTCATCATCGTTGATGACAACTGTGGCTTTACTGACAGAGTTCTCTATCTCACCACCAAAACCTAATCCCATTTCTCTCTCCGATTATGAAGAGGTCTTCCTCTTCCTTTTCTTTTGTTGTGGTTGCTGACCTGGAGGATGCCACGTCTTTGGGTTTGCTATACCCTCTGCTTGTGTAAACTTTACAAAGTCCTTCTTGAACTTATCATAATAATGATCAAACAAATCCACTCCTTTCTGTGCAATAGCAACATCATATGTTGTCTTACCCTCTAGTTTATATTCAACTAGGTATGCTGTGTTGGGTAACTTCTTATCTTTAGCAACATCTGGTTCACATTTTTCATGCAGGACTGTTACAGTCATGATCCTCCACGACCTCCCCATGTGATATCAGGATATGCTTCCTGAACATTACGAAGTACAAGCTTATACTTGTTCTGAAGTAAATGATCCTTAACTAAGACCATGATCTCTGCTTCTTTAGGATGTAATCCCTCAAGCATCTGAATAAACATAGTCTCTCTACGAAGACCATTCATACCAGGATTACCACCCTGTAAGTAGTTGTAGAAGTTCTGGAACTCCTTACGAATTGATGTATGCTTATTCCTAACTGCTTCGTCAGGTACATAGTTACTATTCGCTGCCTTACCCATTGTTGAGGATAAAGTATCATCGAATGGTGTCTGATCTTCCACCCTTGAATAAGGTACTGCACCTTCAGGTAAAAGAGACTTACAAGTATCATCAAAGTTCCATATCAAAATAGTAACAAGTGCATCACACCTGTACTCTGCAAGAACCTCTGCCTTTGCTTTGGAACTTCTTTGTCTAGAAGCCAACTCCAATATTTCATGCATGAATGGGTTGGCTTCCAATTTAGGCGTTGGTTTAGTCTTCGTCTTCTTCGTTGTCATAAGTTTGTTCAAACCTCACAGCTACAATTTCATCAGGTACTACATGACCGTTCTCATCAAACATCTCAGGGTGAGTGTAGACGAACTGCGGTGTAGTCTCATAAGAGTGCTGTCGTGCCATCCATCCTATCATACCTCCGACTAATAAGGCAAGGAACGACACAACTGTCGTCAGGGTCAGGGTTACTATAGTAGTTTCCATGATTCTTCTCCGCAAGAGTTACTGTTTTTTAATGTCAATCGACAATTCAAAATGAATTCGTATCTCTCGCTTGAAGAGAGAGATAACTTTGCCAAACATTATACGAAATGTTTTTGGTCGTAGTTTCTTTCTCCTCCTGTTACGATGACGTAACATTAACTCGAACCCCTTGTTAATCACAAGTGGTTCACTCTTAATTTTATTTAGAGACTTTTCTTCTCCATTTTTATCTTCTGTCATAGTAATTGCTCCGTATCATAGAACCAAAGATGATCTAATGCAGATGAACTCAATGTTTTAAGTGCATCTTCAGGAGTCTCAACTAATGGTTCGCCAGCAAGATTAAAACTGGTGTTGAGTAAGATACCATGACCACTTAGTCGTTTAAATTCTAGCAAGAGATCATAAAGATGTCCAGTGCTTACTGTTTGTATCCTACATGTGTTATCAATATGAGTAACACCTGGTATGAGATCCGTCCTGACTGGGAAGCACACTGTCATGTATGGATTGGGTATAACATCATCAAAATATAGATGAGCATCCTCTTCTAATACTATGGCAGCGAATGGTCTATACCATTCTCTCTTCTTAATTCTATTTACAATGTCTCTAGCATCAGGATTCAAAGCATTGAATAAGATAGATCTATTACCTAATGCACGTTGACCTGCCTCTGCATGCCCTTTAAAGACCGCTACAGACTTATTATTATATAACAGACTAGCAATGTCCTTCAGATCCACAGTATCACCCACATACTTACTAACATTATGATGTTCTCCATGATATGAAGTAGTTGTTATGGGTCTAACCGTAGTATCTTTACTAAGTTTCCTATAAGAATACATGGCAGCACCTATAGAGTTACCACCATCATCACACAATGGTTCAAAATAAAACTCAACATCTGGGAACTGCTTAATCAAATGATAGTTGGTAACTATATTCATACCAAAACCACCACTAATACATACCTTCTTTATCCCAGTCTTCTCTATAGCATGTCGAATATACTTAATCACTCTCTCTTGACATTGTACCTGAACTTCATAACAATAATCAGCAAAAAACTTATAGTTATCCTTTGTTATAGTCATATTATATTCGACATCATCCCTTCCACTTAATACCTTTACAAGTTCTGGATACTCTGAGAAGTAATTCTCAATACGTTCTATTACTTTACCTGAAAATAGTTTACTAAACTTATCATTACTACTACCATATGATGAAAGTCCCATTGCTTTACCACAATCGTCAACAGTCTGACCAATGACAAGTGCAGCAGTATTATATAAATTACCTATACCTGGATAAGTATTGAGAACATTGTGGATATTATATGTACATCCATTCTTCTCTCTTTTAATATCCTTTACCTCTTCATTAACACTCCAATAACTCTTATAAAATGGTATGAACTTAGAAGGATACTCTGCAATGTAAATAGATTCTCCTTCATATATCTCATCATAAACTCCACCAGCAGCATCACATACAAATACAATTGACTTATCAAACCCACTATTATAAAATGCAAGTGACGCATGATAGATATGATGCTGGGATTCACTCCCTTTAAGAAACTTGATAGTAGGATTTACAGACATGATTATATCACGCTGCTTCCTCTCATCCTTTTGAGATAACTGAGTAGAGAACAGAGCATAATCAATATCACTTAGTTCTGTCAGTATCTTATTAAAAATATGTTTAGTACCTTCAGCATGTTTCTTCTTAGAATATCTCTCTTCCTTATAATAATTTTTAACAACACCATCTTCTAGTAAGCAAGCAGATGCTTCATGACCAGAAAATAATGTTAGAATTCTCATAATAAATACTACAAAGACTGATTATATAATGGAACTAAAGAACATTTTGTTAAAACTTTTTCCATCTATGGAAGAATTACCTTTGCCTAATTGGTTATCCAGTGAAGTAAATGATGATGGTTCTGTTATAAAATCTTATGTGTGGAGATGGAATAACCTACGACGAATTAGACTGTGTGAATTAAACCTACAAAATAAATTCATTGCAGAATCACTAGTTATATATCCTGACTACAAATATATCCACCCAGTATTCGGAACAGAATATGTTGAGTGTGGTGGTCGTAGATTCTTTGGTACTATAGACTTCCACCCCATGAGTATGGGTGAAGAATATATTGATAAGTATATCAATAACAATCTAAAAGATCAACCAGATAGATCAAAAAATAAATCCAATGTCTATGACTTAGACAAATACTTCTCAAAAAAACTTTGGATAAAATCTACAACAGATAATTTTTATCAAGAATATCTAAAGAGTTTTAAACTATATCTTGAGAGGTATATAATAAGCACAGCAAAACTTAACCCTTCTGATGAGGGTAGTGGACACTCTTATCAGAAGGGTTATGATTACCACCTAGCAAGTACTGATCCTGCTTATGGTATCTTAAAGACATATTACAACGAAGAATTCGCAAACAAATATATCAATACATTCTTATTCGATCTATCTAAGTAATAAGTTTGTTCTCCTGTAGATAATTAGCAGCAGCAGAGCAACCACCAAGTTTCTTACCATCAACCACAACTTGTGGGAAGGTAGAACCTTGCCCAAACTCACCATAGAATGCCTTCTTATCGAAGTGTTGATCTAATTTATAAACAACATGCTTAAGCTGACCTAGCTCAAGCAGTTGTACAATCTTATCACAATACGGACAACCATCTTTAGAGTAAACAGCAAAGTTCATATTCATTTAAAAATAATTTGTATTATACAATACAATTTATACTTGCATCAATATCCAACCTTGTGTATCGTCCACAAACATTAACTCAAGAGCAGCACCTTCAGTATTAACTGTCATATCTGCAGCGTCACCCATGATTGGTTTGCCGTTTCTAGCAACAGTTAATGCAGCACTATCAAAACTCTTTCTAATATCCACAAACTTAATTCTCTCTCCTTGTAGTGGAGATGCTGGTAGAGTAACTGTAAATGCACCACTAGTAGCAGTATCTACTAAGACTGTTGACCAAGATTTAACAGTAGCGTTAGCGGTTAGAGTATAGTAGTGAGTATCACAACCCAAAATAGGTACGTTCCTATTCAGAGACTTGTTAAAGATTTGTAGTTCATCAGTGGTAGCATCATATGATAATTGAGTTAAGGTTGTTGTACCAACACCAACATTACCTTTAATTAATAGGTCTCCGTCAGCAGCAAGATTACCTAGTGCCATAACTGCTGTAGTAGCAGCACCAATAATTGCTTGCGTTGTAGTAGCACCATAACCAACACCAATGGTTGCTATACCAGTAGTACCATTACTTAAATCAATCTGATTACCTCTAAGAGTATCACCATAGTATACATACCTCCACTTCTTAGAGTCTTGACCTAAGTCAAAGGAGTTAGCAACACCTGGAGTAATGTTTGAGTTAACATTAGCATCAAGAACAACTGCGTTCTCTGTACCAACACCAGTGTTAATAGTACCACCTTCAAAGGTTACAGTACCAGAGAATGTAGATACACCAACAGTCCGTACATTACCTTCTACATGAAGGTCATCACTAATTTCTAACTTAGATAGTGATGTATCACCAATAACCTTAAGTCCAAAAGAACCTGGATCAGTAATACCAATACCAAGACCTTCCTTAACGTAAGCATTGGTTGCAGATAATGTAGATCCAATACCAACAGAACCATAGAAGTGTTGATAGTCTACATAATATCCACTAAGAACAAAGTTTACAGCACCAGTCTTCCTTTTTAATGACCTTGTATGTGCTGATACAAATGTATGATCAGTTATGTTAGTAGATGGAATCTTATCGGAGTTTGTAGCAGCAGCACCAACTGTCTTATCCAACACCTGAATATCAAACGTGTTAGTTGTAACATTATAAATGGGAACCCAACTATTATAGATTGGGTCAGTTGCTCTTGGATAATAATGCTTTGTAAGATGATTATCCTTAGCACATGTTAAACAAACAGACTCACCTGTAATGTATACCTTATCAGTATCAACAAATTTATGAGCATTTAATTGGATGGTCATAAATCCTGTATTAGGATTATAATCTATACCCTGTATAGTATGCTCAGTCTCAGTAATATTATCAGCACGAACATACATCTGATCACCAGGTTTTGCTGATATATCAGACCTAACGTGTGTTGAGTTACGTTCTACCTCATAATTATATTCTAGATAGTCAGTCGCAGTTGTACCAAGACCTACACGAACCTTACTATCACCAGAAGACTTGTTACATACAAATAAATTCCCTCTAAAACTCTTACCTGTTGGGAATTCAAATAATAAATCAGCACCATTATCAGCAGTAGAAAATCCTTGTGCTAAGAATCCTGCACCACCTTTATTAGGACTCTCTTCTCCAACAAATGTAAATGCGGAACTTGTATCCGTAGATCTAATAACTACACTATCACCATCCGCAAAATAAAGAGGGTCGGATTCAAAATACTCTCCAACTCCTATCTCCTGATCAAATGTAACGT